ATTGGTTAAAATGTTTCAAGAGTTTGATGTGGAGACTCATACTATGGGAGCTGAGGGAAAGAATATTCTCAAGTTGTGTCTTGTGTCAGCGTTATCGATGTTTTATGAAGATATGAATGTTTTAGATCATTTTGGTAAGTATCACTGGCATTATGATCCTGAGACTGTTAGATCGAAGATAATTATAAAAGGAAATACTTCTAGTGGTGTTAATTTTGTTGCTCCTCAAACAGTTCATTATGGGGGTGTATCATATAGATTAGGTAGGTCATCGTTTAAAAAAGAATACACAGAAATGTTTTTTAAAGATTTTGAGCGTGTAGCAGAAGGTGTTTTTTCTGGACAACATGTTGAGATACCTTTTGATGCTACAAATTTTACTAGTAAACGTGAGGTTGCTTCTACTTGGGCTGAAAGTACTAAAGCAGATCGTGACAGTGCTCATGATAAGTGTCGTTTCTATGGTGTTTCTTTCATTAAAACTAATGGTTATGCTAATGCAGTCTCCTCGTTGAGGCATAACTTAGAGCGTGGTAATGTTATTCGTATAGGGCACAATTGGTGGGATGGAGGTGCTCAGGAAATAGCTGAGTACTTACATTATGATAATCCAGATCAAGTTTTTGGTAGTGGTGATTTTAGGAAATTAGATAAGCATATACAATCTTTTTTCCTCAAGTTGTATATATCAGAGACGTATCGTTATATTGATCCTACTTTTAAGGGTAGTCAACGTCAGCTTTTTGATCGGTTAATGAAATTTGTTTTAGAGTCATTAGATATAAAGATAGTTCATTTAGCTATGGGTAGATGGTTTGTTATGACCGGTGGAATGCCTTCCGGTTGTGATTCTACATCACATGGTGATTCTTGGTGTGTTGCTATAGCGTATTATTTGATGATGGCCCAGGCTATGAGAGGTAAATATAGAAAAGATATATTAGAAGCTAGAGCAAAAGGTTTAATTAGGTTAGTTATATATGGAGATGATCATGTTATTAGCGTTCCTCGAAAGCTTAATTGTGTATTAGGAGAGAG